AAGTGCGACAATGGCGGTGAAATCGTCATTAGTTCTGCTACTGCGGACACCGAAGCTCCTCTTGGCGTTTTTGCTGGCTGTGAGTATGTATCCTCAACTACAGGTAAAAAAGTATTCTCGAATACATGGCCTGGATCAGGTGCAGACACAAATTTCGACATTGTTGGTTTTGTGTATGACAACCCGATGCAGCGTTTCATAATTGCAACGGATGCTACATTTACCAATAGAGCCACTGCTATAGCTGCTATTTTTGAAAATACGCGGTTAGACAGTGGTGCAAGTGGTAGTACAACCACAGGAATCTCCAGTGCAAAAATGGATGTTGGAACTCTTGATTCGTCAAACCTTTCTCTTCCTTTGAAGATTGTTGGCATTCAAGAAGATGTTGACAACGAAGACTTTGCTGCTGCTGGTATTTCTATGATTGTGATGCTTAATAATCACGCACTGCTTCAGGCTGATTCTGAAGCGGCAATTTCGTAAGGAGTGTAGGTAATGGCTATTTCTAGAGGACAACTCGCCAAAGAACTAGAGCCTGGTCTTAACGCTCTGTTCGGCATGGAATATGGTCGCTACGAAGGTCAGCATGCAGAAATCTTTGACACCGAGTCATCAGACCGGGCGTTTGAAGAAGAGGTGATGCTGTCAGGATTCGGAGCGGCTCCCGTAAAAAGTGAAGGTTCAGGTGTATCATTTGATGATGCAAATGAAGCATACACTGCTCGTTACAACCACGAGACAGTGGCTATGGCCTTCTCAATCACTGAAGAAGCTGTAGAAGACAATCTTTATGATCGTCTTGGTGCACGTTACACTCGTGCGCTGGCTCGTTCTATGGCTCACACCAAGCAGGTTAAAGCTGCGGCTATCCTGAACAACGCATTTACTGCTGGCGCATCTGCTGGTGGTGACGGTGTTGCTCTTTGTGACGCATCACACCCGCTTACAAACGGTGGCACATTTGCTAATGAACCATCAACTGCTGCTGACTTGAACGAAACTTCTTTGGAAGACGCTCTAATCAGCATTGCTGGTTTCGTTGACGAGCGTGGTCTAATCATTGCTCTTCGTGGTATGAAGTTAATTGTTCCACGTCAGCTTCAGTTTGTTGCAGAACGTCTGCTTGTTTCTAACCTTCGTGTTGGAACATCAGACAATGATGTAAACGCCCTGAAGTCAATGGGGATGCTTCCTGAAGGTTATGTAGTCAACGACTACCTAACCGATACTGATGCGTTCTTCCTCAAGACGGACGCACCAAATGGCTTCAAGCACTTCGAGCGTTTGGCTTTGTCAACTGCAATGGACCCAGATTTTGACACAGGTAACATGAGGTATAAAGCCCGTGAGCGTTACAGCTTCGGCTTCTCAGACCCACGTTGTGTGTTTGGTTCTCCAGGCGCGTAATGTTGAAAACATCTTTTTTAAAGGGCGGGTATTCACTCGCCCTTTTTTATTGTATAGTTAGGTGTCCCTGACAGCCGCATGGTGTGGCTGACACTAGCCTAGACAGGAGATTAAATTGGCTAACACTACTTTTAACGGTCCCGTCCGTTCAGAAAACGGATTTAAAACAATCATTAAGAACTCCACTACTGGTGGTCTTACAAATGAAATGACCCTTTCTACATACAGCACTTCTATTACAGTTGCTGCAACAGGAACATCTCATAAAGAAGCATCAATAGGTATTCCCTCAAACTTCATTCCTATGGGTGTTGCTGTTACCGTAACAAGCGCAGCAGCTAACAACGTAAACTTGGTTGATATCGGCACAGACGCTGACACAGATGGTTTTGTAGACGGCATTGCTGAAGCAATTAACGCAACAGGCTTTAAGGGCTTCTTTCCTTGTAACGGTGTGCTTGGCATGTCTGGTGGAACAACTACCGCTGCTACAGAAACTGCCGATGAAGTTGAGTTAGTAATTTCTGGCACAGCAGGTGCTGGTGGTGTGATTGCTCTGAAGTTCTTTGGTATTTCATCTGACTCACCAACTGCTTAATGGGAGGATGATATGGCTGCTTCTATTACAGCAAAAACTGCTACTTCAACAGGTTCATTGATTGGGGGCAGAACCCGATTAAAAGCTTTTGTTGTGCGTTCAGCAGGAAGTGGTTCTCCAGCGGCTGTTTTTAGAAGCGGCGGTGGATCTGGAACAACACTTTTAACAATGACATTTGTAGCAGGTGACGACACTCAAATAACCATTCCTGACCACGGGATAATATTTGAAGATGGATGCCATGTTACGTTGACAAACATAGATGCGATAACTGCTTTCTTTGGGTAGTCCTATGACTCGTAAAAAAAGTAAAATGCCGCCCCGTAATAAAAAGAACTTTCGTCCAACGAAAGCAGGTGCAGGCATGACCAAGGCTGGCGTGGCAGCGTATCGTCGCGCCAATCCTGGTTCTAAGTTAAAAACAGCCGTAACAGGTAAAGTCAAAAAAGGTAGCAAGGACGCTAAAAGACGTAAGTCTTTCTGTGCTAGAAGTGCTGGTCAGATGAAAAAGTTTCCAAAAGCAGCCAAAGATCCAAATAGCAGATTGAGGCAAGCGAGGCGGAGATGGAAGTGTTAAACGTAAACAGTTTTATTGGCGGCGCAACGCTCGGCTTCATAGGCTGGATAGCTTTTACTGTGGTTGATCTGAAGACCGAGACGGCTGTTATAGCTGTTAAGGTAGATCAAAATCATAAAGTGTTGGCTGAACTTTGGGATTATTACTTACAGGAAAGGGTCAACGATGGCAATCTCGCGTGGGTCAATCCCCAGCTTAATCTCAAAGCCACCTCAAAAACGCAAGTGGAGTAAGAAAAGAAAAGCAAAAATAAACTGCAAGCGGCCAAGAGGGTTTAGTCAAAAAGCACATTGTGCTGCTAAAAAGAAGAGAAAAAAATGAACAAAGTTAAAAACAAAAAAGTTAAAAAAGTAATTAAAGGTTTAAAAAAGGCATCTAAGTTACATGCTAAACAAGCAAAAAGTTTAAGAAGTGTGTTAAATGGCAAAAAGAAAAGATCCTAAAGTAGGCACTGGCAAAAAGCCAAAGGGAAGCGGTAGAAGGCTGTATACAGATGAAAACCCTAAAGACACTGTTCGTATAAAATTTGCTACACCTGCTGATGCAAGGGCAACTGTTAACAAGGTTAAAAAAATAAACAAACCATTTGCCAGAAAAATACAAATCTTAACTGTTGGAGAACAAAGAGCAAAGGTTATGGGAAAAAAAGAAGTCGAAGGTATTTTTAAACGGGGTAAAGAAAGTATTAGGAAAAGCAGAAAGAAAAAGAAATGAGTAAAAAAGATGCATGCTATCACAAGGTTAAAGCAAGATATAGGGTTTTCCCGTCGGCGTACGCAAGCGGGGCCATCGCCAAGTGCAGAAAAGTCGGTGCTGCCAATTATGGCAAGTCAACAAAGAAAGCCAATGGTGGCATACACGACCAGAAGCCCAAGCGCGCCTTCAAAGGGAAAGCCGTCAAAGGGACAGCAGTGGCGCGTGGATGTGGTGCTATAATGAAGGGTAGACGCAAAAGAACAAAGGGGGCGGTAACGCAGTCGTAAATGGATCCTGTTACATTAATCGCCACCGCCACAACTTCATATCAGGCGATTAAAAAAGGATTCGCCCTCGGCAAAGAAGTGACATCAATGTCAAAAGACATTGGTAAACTTATGGGTGCCATAGGCCAAATTAAAGAGGGGCATGAGAAGGCAAAGGGTAGGCGGTTTGGTAGTGTAGAAGAGGAAGCTTTACACACCTACGCTGCAAAAAAGAAGGCAGAAAAGATGGAAGCAGAGCTTCGTAATTTTTTAGTTGCCAATTATGGGTTTAATGCTTGGAGAGATGTGTTAAAAGTACAAGGTGACTTACGAAAAGAACGGCAGGCAAAGAAAAGAAAACGAGAGCGTTTGATAGAAGCAGTTGTGGAATGGACGTTAGTGTCAGTTATAATTGCTATGTTGGTTGGGTTAGGAATATTTATAATTGTAAGTATTAGAGGCTGATGGGAAGAATATGGCTGTTAGAAAAACAAAAGCTGGTCTTGCTCTCAAAAGGTGGTTTAAAGAAGACTGGACGGATCAACGCACGGGGAAAGCGTGTGGCAGACGCAAAGGTGAAAAACGGGGTACTCCATATTGTCGCCCCACTAAGAGGATTTCTAGCAAGACACCCAAAACATCCAAAGAGATGACGACTAAAGAAAAACGTAGTAGAATAGCACAGAAGAAGCGATTGGGTCAGCCTGCTGGTAAGCCACGTCGTGTTAAGTCACTAAGAAGGAAGAAGAAATAATGGCACTAAAAGATGTACCCGCAGGTAATAAAGGCAAAGGACTTTCAATGTTACCAACCCCTGTCCGTAATAAGATGGGTTTTAAGAAAAAGGGTGGCACTGTAAAAGCAAGAGATGGCAAATTTATGACTCGCAAAGAGATGGCTGGGGCAAGCCAAATGCCCAAACTAAATCGTTCATAAGGAGACTAAAATGGCGATGAAGAAAAAAGGTTACCGCGCTGGTGGTAAGGTTACAAAAAGAGCTAAAGGCGGCGCAATGGGCGGCAAGAAAAGAAAGATGATGTCCAAAGGCGGTGCTGCTGGTGGCAAGAAAAGAAAGATGATGTCCAAAGGCGGCGCAATGGGCGGCAAGAAAAGAAGAATGATGTCCAAAGGTGGTGCTGCTGGCGGCAAAAAAATGACTGTTACACAACTTCGTTCTGCTGCTAAAAAGCTAGGGTACAAAGTATCTAAAGCTTAATGCCTTATTTATATAGCAACGTTCCCTACTTTAAGGCATGGGTGCGGCGTGAGTATACTTGTAACCATGAGCATTATCATGGTGAGTTCTTACACGCGATGGTCGTTGGGGTAACGTCCATGCCTAACAGATGTCTAAGCTTTCAAGTTATGTTTACTGGAAGTGAAGCAGAAGGTGAAGAGGAAGATACGGTACATGGAGGTGCAATGTGGGCTAGAATGCCCATAACCGCTCTAGTTGCTGATATACCTTTAGAGGAATGGCCTGAACCAATGAACACATATGATGCTCAACCTTGGGATTGTTCATCACATAATCATGCTGTTTATGTGATAGACAGAGCTACACCCTGCCCTTGGTTGGCTAAAATAGACAGTGAGTTTTTTCCTGCAAAATACTTGTTTACAGTAGATTACTCTGAGTCTGAAATAGCAGATGACCCGGCACAGCATAAGCAAAGTCATGTTTTGCAACTGCTTGATGCTGGTGAATGGACAGGAAATATTGTCGCTCTGCCTAATAATCGCGTAAGAGTTACGCATCCTGCTTGGTTTGAGACAGGTGAAGGTGCCCCACACTTTAAACCTTCTCAGCATATACACTATTCAAAAAGTGATTTAGATTATACACTAGATGTGAACAGGATATTTGATAACCTTTACAATGAGGAAGAGTAATGACCACTTCAGGTTCAACAGACTTTGATCTTGACGTAGCTGAGATAATTGAAGAATCATATGAACGGTGCGGACTTGAGGTTCGCACCGGATATGACATTAGAACAGCACGTCGTTCTATGAACTTAATGTTTGCTGAATGGGCTAATCGTGGTTTAAATTTATGGACTGTCAAACAAGCGACGTTGTCATTAACAGCAGGCACCGCAACTTATACGTTAGAGTCAAATTACACGGATTTGTTGGAGGTATCGCTCAGACGTAGTGGCACCGATTTTGAATTATCTAGAATGTCACGGGGTGAATACCTTGGTCTACCTAATAAAACAACACAAGGACGACCCAGCCAGTATTATTACAATCGCCAGACGACACCTCAGATAACGCTTTGGACTACACCAGACAGTTCTAGTGATACGTTGATATATTATTATGTCAAACGTATAGAAGATGTGGATACTTTTACCAACACAACTGATGCACCGTTTCGTTTTTTACCTTGTATAGTTGCAGGGTTAGCTTATTATCTATCCATGAAAAGGGCACCAGACAGGGTGCAACTTTTAAAATCTGTTTATGAAGAAGAGTTTCAACGTGCAGCGGATGAGGACGAGGATAGAGTGCCGTTGAAAATACAACCAGGCATTCAGTATCTTCGAGTGAACTAATGGCTAGATACGCTTCTGGCATTAAAGCATATGGAATATCAGACCGTTCTGGGTTTCGTTATAGATTGTCAGAAATGCTGACTGAGTGGAACGGTGCGAAAGTTGGCCCGGATGAGTTTGAAGAAAAGCATCCGCAGCTTGAGCCTATTTCTCCTGGTCCAGACCCACAAGCTTTGTTTGATCCAAGACCCGATACTAATAATAACATACCAGCAAAAGTTACTTTTCCATCTTTTGACACAGAAACATTAAGTTTTTTAACACCTGTTTTTATGGTAGCTAAAATAGGAACAGTAACCTTTAGTGATGATGTTGTTACACCAGTAGAAGTAACAGGTGTTTCTTCCACCAGTGCACTTGGGTCTGTAACAATATCAGCGTCAACGTCAGCATCGACCTTTGACTCAACAAGTGTTACACTTGACGCAACAAATAAGACTTTTGACGAGGGTTAAATGGCAAAGCAAACAGTAGGAATTGGGTCAAGCGCAAACGATGGTAGTGGTGATACTCTTCGTGCTGGTGCGGATAAGATTAATGATAATTTTAATGAGATCTACGCGGCGTTAGGAAACAGTTCTAGCGTTCTGACTGATATCATAGATGCAAGCGGTCTTTTTGATGTTAGTTCTGGTGCGAATAAAATTGTTTTTTACTATGGTGCCTTAAGCGATTTACCAAGTGCATCAACTTATCATGGAGCAGTGGCTCATGTTCATGCTACGGGCGGCTTGTATTTTGCTCATGGCGGTAACTGGATACGGTTAAACGATGAGACTACTGGCCCTGTAACAAAATACACAACAACATCAGCAAATGGTTCTGCTTATCAATTTTCTGGTCCAGGTGCTACCGCTGGTAACAACCCTAACTTTACCTTTTACAAAGGTCACACATATTTAATCGACAACACTTCCCATGTTAGCAGTCATCCTTTGCAGATACGAACATCTTCTGGTGGGTCTGCTTTTACAACAGGAGTTACAGATAACTACAATAGCACCACTGGGTTAACTCAGTTTATTGTGCCGCATGAGCCAAGTGACAGTTCTTTAGTATATCAATGCACCGTGCATAGCAGCATGGTCGGAAACATAACCATAGTGTAAAAAATGACATATACGCACACCACTTTAAAAACAGCTATTCAAGATTACACAGAAAATAGTGAAACTACATTTGTCAACAATCTTGATAACTTTATAAAAAATACAGAAGAGCGTCTGTTAAAGCTTGTTGATCTTGATTTTTTTAGAAAAAATGCTACTGCTGCAACTAGTTCTGGAAACAAATTCCTAGCTGTTCCCGCAGATTATCTGTCTTCTTTTTCACTGTCTTTAATAAAAAACAACGAAAACATTTTTCTATTACAAAAAGATGTTAACTTTCTACAAGAGTATACACCAAACCCAGCGACTACAGGGACACCAAAATATTACGGTATCTTTGATGTAGATAACTTTATATTAGCTCCGACCCCTGATGCTGATTATACATGTGAACTTCATTACTACTATAGGCCAGCGTCTATCACAGGCAGTGCAGGCACTTCTTGGTTTGGAGAGAATGCACCGGATGCTCTTCTATATGGTTGTTTAGTTGATGCATATATTTTTATGAAGGGTGAACCTGCATTGACTCAACAATATGAAAAGCGATTTGTTGAGGCGGTCGGAAGATTGAAGAATTACGGGGAAGGTGCAGAAAATAGTGATGCATATAGAGTGGGCTTAGTTAGAACTGTAAAAACATAGGAAAAAGTTATGACAAAACTGGAGGGCAAAGAAGTCGCTATTGTGGCGATGGGCGGTAGTTTTAGCGACTACATATTACACAGAATAAATTCAAAATCATTTGATGAAGTATGGGGCATAAATAGTTTAGGTGCAGTGCTGCATGTTGACCGCACCTTTATGATGGACCCTGCAAGCAGGTTTTTAGACGATGTAAAAGCAGGTCTTCAAACAGGAGTTGCTAGAGAATTTCTATTAGAAACACCTAACAAAGGTCCTATTTATTCTTGTGAGTTGGACAAAAGGGTTCCAGAAATTGTAGAGTATCCTTTGGAACAAGTAATTAAAGAGGTTTCTTTTTGTTACTTCAATAATACCGTAGCGTATGCTTTAGCCTTTGCTATTTATTCTAGAGTAAAAAAACTTTACCTGTACGGTATAGACTTTAGTTATAAACAAAATCTACATTTTGGAGAAGCAGGTCGTTCATGTGTGGAGTTTTGGTGCTCCGTTGCGTTATCTAGAGGCATTCCAGTTGAAGTAGCACCTAGATCTGGTTTACTTGATACAAACGTTCCTGAAGAAGAAAAGTTGTACGGGTATCACAGGTTAGATGATCCATTGGTGCAAAGAATGGTAGACGGGCAGCTTATTATATCAAAGAAAAGCAAAATATCTGAATACATGAAAGAAGAAGAGCTTTCTCCACCAGAGCCATTAGATGGTAATGAACCTGTTTTAATAGGCAGGCACGATGTCCCTAACGTAAGCTACGAGGAAAAAAATGATTAGTTTTGAAACAGGTGTTCAAGTAAGTTCTGTTAATGTCATGACCTCTGATGAAGGCGGTCACACCACCGAACAAATAGTTGACTTAGCTATGGATAAAATTTTACTTGTATCAGACACAGCACCACCAGCAATTAAAGAACAAGCAGAGGTATTTCAAGACAACATACGACGAGTCTTGTATCACTACCTAGAGTTGGCAAGAAAAGAAGAACGTGGTAGTATCGCACATAAGATGGCGAAAGCTGGAAACAATGAAATGGCTGAACTAGTCAGGAGAATATAGACATGGCTATAGCACAAGCTATGTGTACATCTTTTAAAAAAGAACTTTTAGAAGGCGTTCACAACTTTAAAACTTCAGGTGGTGGGACATTTAAATTGGCCCTGTACGCTGAAGGTTCTGGTGGTAAATCTTCCACAACTGCAACATTAGGTGCTGCGACAACAGCGTTCACAACTACGGGTGAAGTTGCTTCTAGTGGTACATACGCAACAGGTGGCGGAAGTTTAACCAGAATTGACCCAACAACATCTGGAACAACTGGATTTACAGACTTTTCAGATTTAAGTTTTACTACGGCTACGATTACTGCTATGGGTGCGTTGATTTATAACTCATCTGCTTCTAATAAAGCTGTTGCAGTTTTAGACTTTGGGTCTAATAAAACATCAACATCTGGCACTTTTACTATTCAGTTCCCGACAGCAAACGCTTCTAGTGCAATTATACGCATAGCTTAGTGGAGTAATCCATGAGTTCGGCTAATGTAACTGGCTGGGGTAGAGGCACTTGGGGTGCAGGTGCGTGGAACCAAGAAGTTCCTGTTGAAGTAACAGGTCTTGCTGGAACAAGCGCACTCGGAACTTTAACGATTGCAACAACAGGAAACATTTCTGTTGGAGTTAGTGGTTCTGCGGGAACAGGGGCCGTTGGCAGTGCTTTAGCTGGTGCTGGCGCAGGTGTCACTGAAACAGGTTTACAGGCAACAGTTAGCTTTGGTGATGAATCAGTTGTGGGAACAGCCCTTGTATCACCAACAGGACTCGCTGGAACAGGGGCCGTTGGCAGTGTTACAATAGTCTCTATAACCTCTGTTCCTGTTACAAGTCCTGAGTTAGTAAGCTTTGTTGGAAACGTCAACATTCCTGTAGATACTGTAGGATTGTCTGCAACGGGAAATATTGGTACTGTATTGATATGGCAAGAGGTTGTTCCTGGTGTAACAACAAACTGGATTGAGGTGGCGGCGTAATGGCAAGTACATATACTTTAAACACAGGCATAGAAAAACCAGCTACTGGTGAACAGGCTGGCACTTGGGGTGCAACCACAAACACTAATTTTGATATTATTGATCGCGCTTTAAACGGCGTTGGCACAGTAACGTTATCTGGAACAACGCACACGTTGACTACATCAGACGGTTCTTTGTCTGACGGCATGTTCAAGGTATTAGTTCTAAGTGGTTCACCGTCTGGGACAAACACAATAACAGTTTCTCCTAATGATGCAGACAAACTGTACTTTGTGCTAAACAGTTCTGGTCAATCTGCTACTTTTACACAAGGCAGCGGTGCAAATGTTACAGTTGCCAACGGCAAAAGTGCGATTATATCTTGTGATGGCGCAGGATCAGGAGCCGCTGTAACTGATTTAACCTCTACTTTTGTTCCTGAGTTAGCCAACGATGCTAGTCCTGTTCTTGGCGGGACGTTAACAACTAATGGTAATGTGATACAGGTTGGGGACAGTGGTTCTGCTTCTGATGACCGCCTACAGTTTGGTGCTGGTCAAGACTTAGAGTTGTACCACAACGGATCCGCCAGCTATGTAGACAACAATACTGGTCATCTTTATCTAAGAAACAACGTAGATGACGATGATGGCGGCAATATCTACATACAGGCTAAAAGTGGTGAAGATGGTATTGTTGTTAACGATGATGGTGCAGTTCAGCTTTACAATGACAACTCATTAAAAGCAGCTACTTCTTCCACAGGTTTTTCTGTTACTGGCACTGTTCTTGCTACTACCGATACCGATACAAGTAATACAGGCACTGTGACACTAGACTTTCAAGCAAACCAAAATTTTGTTTTGACGCTAACAGGCAATGTGACTTTGGCAAATCCGTCTACGGAACAAACAGGTCAATCTGGGTTTATCATCTTTATACAAGACGGTACAGGATCCAGAACAGTTACTTTGGGAACTGACTACGAAACGGCTGGTGCAGGGGGTTTAACGTTGTCTACTGCGGCAAGTTCAGTGGACATTGTACCCTATGTTGTGCAAAGTGCGGGAAACATTCTGCTTGGTAAACCGCAACTGGCTTTTGCATAGGGGTTAATATGTCAGGTCCATTTGGAGCAGGTGCTTTACAGTTTTTTAGCGGTGCGGGGGATTTCTATTCGCAAACAATAGACCAATCCTTGCGGTTCGAGGATGGGGATAGCGCATACTTATCTCGCACACCCTCATCTTCATCTAACAGAACAACATGGACATGGAGTGCGTGGATAAAGCGTGGGAATTTAAGTTATTCTTCAGCTAAC